CTGCGGTGGGGTCTATTATCGGCGGTGTGATTGTCGCCGCGGTGCAGGCCGTTTGGCATTTTATTCGATGAAAAACCACGCAGGACAATTGGACCGCCGCGTAAATCTATACGCGCCAACGTTTACCCAGGACGCAACCGGGCAACCTGTAGCCACTTGGGATAAGGTTGCCTCGCTCTGGGCGCAGTGCCGGTTTGAGCATGGCAAGGCATCTGTCGAGGGCGATGAGCCAGTCGAGTCTTCTGCCCTGATCGTCAAAATCCGTTACTTACGGCAATTGTCTTCGTCTTGGCGCTTGGACTACGACAACGACCGTTACCGCATTGTCAGTATTCGCGAATTTGGTCGCAAGCAGTGGCATGAATTGAAATGCGAACGATTGGGGGACAACGAGAGTGGCCAGTAAAATCGACATGAGCTTGCAGGGCGACAAGCAGTTGCGCCGCGCATTCAGTAGCCTTCCGATCAAGATCGAAAAGAAGGTGACGAAAGGCGCAGTCAGGGCCGGATCGTTACCAATACGCAACGCCATCAAATCAGTCGCACCTGTAGCGCTCGGATACTTGCGCGACAATATCAAGACTGTCGTTAAATCGTATCGCCAGGGGGACACCGTCATCGGCATCACCGGGGCGAAATCACGATGGATTCCGGTGGCGAAAGATGTCCGCTGGACAAAAACGGGCACAGTCAACCCGGCGCTTTACGCTCACCTGGCGAACCAACTCTCACCAGACGGCAAAGGGTTCATGGATCGCGGATTCAGTTTCGGCGCGGGAAAAGGTGAGCAACGGTTCATCAAATTCTTCCGGCGTGGAGTTGAGCGCGAAGCCAGAAAGCTGGGATTCAAATGAGCCTCGAAAGCACCATATTTTCGATACTTGCGAACACGTCCACCGGATGCGGAGACCGCGTATACCCCGACATCCTGCCGCAGGGAGTTACGTACCCAGCCATCGTCTACGAGATCGACGACATCGAATACGGACTGACATGGGACGGGGACAATCACTACGACGAAGCGATCGTCAGGGTGACAGTCGCCAGCGGAAGCCGTACTCAGGTAGCCGCAGCAGCTGCCGCTATCCGGACAGCATTGCATGGATTTATCGGGGCGGCTTATGAAGGGGAAACGCTGCCGAACGAGGTCATGGGCATCATCGTGCGCGGGTCTGGGACTGTTTATGCGCTTGAAACGAAGATTTACCAACAGGATCTCCAATTGGAAATCCACTACAAATCACAATCATAAAATAAGGAGAGAGCAAAATGCCACTATTAGGAAAAGGATCAACGCTTGGCGTCGACGACGGTGCCAGTGGATATGAAAACATCGCCGGGGTTGACTCCCTGACGTTTGACGCCGGGACAGCCGACCAGATTGACGTGACCGATTGGGACAGCGACGGTTACGAGGAGCTTATCGGCGGCATCAAACGTGGCGGCTCCGTCACGTTTCAGACCAACGCAGATCCTGCCGCATCAACCGGCACGACCAACTACGATCTGATCCACACGCTGCACGCCTCGCAAGCGGTCAAGGAGTTCAAGCTCCAGATCGGGGCGACGCCTGCTGCCACGATCACGTTTGATGGGATCTTGACCAACTACTCGCTAGACATCCCGACCGGCGATAAGGTTGTCACCAGCGTGACCATTAGCACCTCCGGCGCTCCGACCTGGAGCTAATCGACCATGGACGCGATCAACCCTAAAGTCGGATGTCGCATCGGTGGTAAGCGTTACGAACTCCTCTGGTCCAAGCGGGCACTGTGCCAGCTCGGGCGAGCGGAGTTCGCAGACGCGCTTGGAGACGTTGACGAGTCCAATGGCCCGGCCCTGTTCCGGCGGATGTGCGTTTTTGCTTACTGCATGCTGGTGGGTAGGACGCCATTCTCCGGTCCGGAGGACCTGGCCGAATCGTTGCAGGATGACGAGACCGAACCGCTCATGGAAGCTATCAATAAAGCCATTACACTCGGGTCCAAAAAGGAGGGCGACCCTGACCCTTTGTCCGAGAGTGGGCCTTCGCCCGTTTCAACCTAGGTTTGAGCACAGAGGAATATCTTGATTGCACCGATGCACAGTTTGACGCCTTGTACGAGCAATATGACGACAAGTGTATGCGAGAGCAATGGCACTTCGCAGAACTGCTCGCTCAAGGTGCCAATATCCACCGTGACAGCAAAAAGAGATCCACTCCGTATTCTCCACTGGATTTTATGCCTAAACACCATCGCGAAAAAATCCAATCCAGCACACGAGATCCGGACCCGGAAGCTATCGCGAAGGCGCTCAGGGCTGTGTTCGGAAATAGCGTAAAAACCAAACGGAACTGACATGGCACGCAACCTAATCTCCAGTCTCTTCGTCAAGCTGACCGCCAACACGACCGAGTTCCAAACCGGGATGAAGCGGGCTGAGAAGCGGCTGACGGCTACTCAGAAGCAGTTTGCTAAAGCCACAAAAGCGGCGAGCGGTTTTGCTAAAGGACTCGGGCTTGTCGTCAGTACCGGCGCGATCATCCAGCTTTCGCGTAGCGTCATCAACCTCGGAAGTCGTCTGGACGACGTGAGCCAGAAGCTCCAGGTGTCTACTGATTTCTTGCAAACGTTGGGGTTTGCGGCGCGTGAGACCGGGGTTAGGACAGAGGCCGCAGAGATGGGCTTGCAACGATTCGTCCGGCGAGTCGGGGAAGCGCAGCAGGGGACCGGCGAGTTATACAAGTCGCTACGGCAGCTTAACATTCAACTCCGCAATGCGGATGGGTCCGCGCGAGACATTGACAGCATATTCCGCGACTACGCCGATGCGATACAAGGCGCGGAAACTCAGCAAGAGCGATTGCGCCTAGCCTTCAAAGCATTCGATAGCGAGGGCGCGGCTCTTGTCACGATGCTATCCAAGGGGTCTGATGGGCTGAAAGAATGGGAGGACCAGGCAAGGAGCCTCGGCCAACTCATGGACCAAGAGACCATCAAGCGTCTCGCTAGAGCCGAGAACGCACTGGAACGCATCAACACCGCTGCCGTCATTTTCGCCGGAGAGGGGGCCATTGCCGCGATAGATGCCTTCAGGGAGCTGAATGAAGCGATTACACCATTCTACGAAAAAGCGATTGGACTCGCGAACCCCTCGACGTGGGACTGGTTTAAGGACCTTAATCGGGAGTTTGCCAAGAACGCAAAGCAACTCGACGACGCATTGACAAGGCAAGTCCTCGGTCCTGCCGGGGCGGCTATATTTCCAGAGTCCTATGCATCTCCAGAGTCAAAAGGCGGACCTGCTCCTGTAGTGGATTTTGTTCCTGGAGGGGAAAGCGGCGGCGCGGACGATGTTTTAGAGAAATCACAAAAAGCCGCCCAGGTGGCCTCTGTTGCCGTTCTGCGGTTCAACGAAAGCATGAGTCAGGTACTCGGAACATCAACCGCTCTGAGTCTTGAAACGACCAACCTGACCGAAGGCCTGAAGGACGTTGCATTCGACGGCTTTGAAAACGTCAAGACCGTGATCGAGGAGTCCACGGAAGCAATGCGAACATGGCAGGACGATGCTGCCGATGGTGTCCGGTCGTTCGCAATTGCCGTTGAGGACGGCTTACTCAACGCGACCAGAGAGGGTAAGGCCGCGTTTGGTGACATGGCTAAGTTTATCCTGGCTGAGATTCAGCGCATCTTTATCGTAAGCCAGCTTATCCGGCCTCTGTTCGGCGCAATCGGTGGAGGTCTTACCGGCATGGGGCTGGGTACGCTTGGGAGCGCTTTTTCTGATTACGCTGGAGGGCGCGCATCCGGTGGACCCGTGTCAGGAGGCAAAACATACCTTGTCGGAGAGCGCGGTCCGGAACTGCTTACGATGGGTGGAGCTGGACGCGTGACTCCCAACCATGCAATCGGTGGCGGTCCCACCTTCAACGTCGACATGCGAGGCGCGGACGTAGCTGCGGTATCACGACTGGAGCGCCTTGTCGCTCAGGTCAACGGCACCCTGGAACAGCGCGCCGTTGCAGCAGTCGGCCAGACCTACAGCCGCAACCCTCAATATCTCAGATAATGGCAACTATCCCATTACCGTCGACCGCATTTAAAATCCGATCCGCAGGTGGCGGCTATGAATACGCGCAGGGCGTAGCGACATGCCCATACACGCTTAAGACGCTAGTGCAGGATTTCGGCGGCAAGCGGCGTCGGGTGACGATTGAGGTGCCGCCGATGACTGAGACGCAGGCTGCCCAGTGGACGGAGTTTTTTGAGGACCTGAGCGGCATGGTTAATACGTTCAACCTAGACTTGACCGACCTTTACCCGCACGACACCGGAGCCACGTCCGTCGCGTTTCGTATGGCGGAACCGAATGCCAGTTGGAATGCAGACGTGGCAAAACATTTTGGGTTTACCCTGGAAGCAATCGAGGTCGTATGAGTAGAGGGCTGACAGCAGGCAACATCACCACCGTCACCGGCGAGGTTGTCCACTTCGCGTATCTGGTGGAGCTGGATTTTGTCGATACGCCGGTCTACCTATGGAGCGGCTCCGGAAACCTGACCTACGACGGCAAAACGTGGCTTGGCATTGGCGCAATCGCATCCATCTCCAGTGCCGAGGAAAGTTTTGGGCAAGTGGCCAAGGACGTGCAGTTGTCGCTGGTCGGTCAGGGCACCGGGATATATTCGGCCGCCATGTCCGATTCGCGTCAGATGCAGGGACGGTTTGCTACCGTGACCGCCGCATGGATGAATGAGGCTTTCGATACGGTCGCCTACGCCTACCAGTTGCAGCGCTTGATCATGGACACGATGACCGTCGAAGACGTGATGGATAACGGCGGTATCCGCGTGACTATCAATTGCGTTGATGAGCTAGTGGACATGGGCGGGTCAAGCTCAGCGTATTACTCCGACGCCAATCAAAAGGCACTGCACCCCGACGACACGTTTTTCCGTTTCATCGCGACCCTCCCCGGCAAGGATATAAAATGGGCGCAAAAATCGGCGCTGACCAACAGCGGCAACACCGGGCGCGTGGGGACTGTGGACAAAGCCAACCGGATGAGACCGTAATGGATAAGGACCTACACTTGCGAAAATTTTTGACCCACTGGCGTGACGAGCCGTTTCGCTGGGGGCATTGGGATTGCGTCCTCATGGCGGGCCGATGGGCCGATGAGCGCATGGAGCTTAACGAGGTCCAGAACTGGGTCGGGACGTATGATTCCGAGATGAGTGCGGCCCGCAAAATCAAGGAGTGCTTCGGGAGTTTTGAAACAATTTTCGATACATGGCTCAAGCGCCAGCCGCACCAGCTATGCGGGACAGGCGACATCGTGCTGGGCGTCCCACGCGACTTGAAACCGACCTACGGAATCATTGACGGGGACAAGGTCATTTTCCCCGGTCCCGCCGGAATAACAGTCCATGGGCGCAACAGCGTCGTGCTGGACGCAGGATGGAGGGTCGAGTAATGCCAGCAGTCGCAGCAGCAGCCGTAACGGGGGTCTCATCGTTTGGAGGGGCTGTCCTCGCCGGGTCCGGTACGCTCTATGCCGCTACCTACGTAGTCGCCAGCGCGGCGATCACGTACGGCATGAGCGTCGTCACCAATGAGCTATTCGGACCGGACATCCCGAGTTTTGACGAGAGCCTCTCAACTAAGCTCGACATGCGGATGGACTCCAACCCGCCACGGAGATTTGTTTACGGGGAGACGCGGGTGTCAGGGCCAATGCCCTACGCGCAGGCAGCTAAACGGACTGCCACCGGCGACACGCTGGAGATGCTCCATTACGAGATCATTGTTGCCGCGCATGAGATAGATTCGTATCAGGAAATCTGGCTCAATGAGGAAAAGGCCACACTTGGCACGACGGCGAATGCGGCATGGCCGGACGGGTCGACGAATACGACGGATGGACTAGGTAATACCCGCTACAATCCCGCTGATACCGTCTACGCCGACGACGTGATGCTCAAACTACACAAGGGCGACCAGACGCAGGCAGACCCGGACGCGACATCTACGACGGGCATCGGCGGGGTACCCGGTCGGTCGTCGTCAGACATTGGCTACGGGATCGCTTATATCTACGTCACCGCCAAACACGACGGAGAGGTCTTCGTCAACGGCATCCCGAAAATCTCCGCGCTGATTCGCGGGAAAAATGATGTGTATGACCCGCGAACCGGAACGTACGGATACACAGACAACCCGGCACTATGTCTCGCAGACTGGATGATAACCCCGCGCAACCGGGGCGGCGGCGGCTGGGACTATGACGAGATTGACGAGGCGGCGTTAATCGCTGCGGCCAACATCTGCGAGGAGGACCTCGCCGTCCTCGACAACGGCACGACGCAACAGCGTTACCGCATCGGAGGCAGTTTCTTGGCCACCAATAGCCGGGGCAACATCATCAAAATGTTCATGGATTCCATGGCTGGCAGCATGGAGCGGGTCAACGGCAAGTGGTACATCCGTGCTGGCAAGTACACGACACCCGTTGCCACATTGTCCGAGGCTAACTGGATTGAGCCGCTGTCCATGTCGTTCCGCACGTCCCTCAAGGATTCAGTCAACGCCATTCGACCGATACTTGCCGGGGAGTTTTCAGAGTACCAGGAATCCGACGTGGACATCATCAAGGGCGAGATGGTGCAGGACGTGACGCCGGACGTGGTTAACGAC